GTTTGACCGTCACCACCAGTAAATCCAGCGGCTTGAGCGTTATTCAAGACGTTAGCGGCCTTGATCTCTTTGGTCGATGCCATTGAACGTGCCAGCGCCTTTGTGTAGCGCGAAGCCAGCGAACCATACTGACCATCTTCTTCAGCTTCCTCAGTGATTGAGAACGCCAAGGCGATGGTTTCGTGCTGGTAACGCGCAGTCCACTGTTGGCTTGCGCTGTCGTAAGAGACGGCTCCACCTTCAGTTTTTGTTGGCGCTTGTCCAAATCCACTCAAAAGTACGTCTTCCTCGTAAGCCTTTTGAGAGCTATTCGATTCAAAGACGGCCTCGTATTCAGCGGGATAGCTGTCGTACTCAAGTCCAAAGAGAGTGTTCAGACCCGGCTCTAGAGTTTTTGCAAAACTCGCTCTATTCATTGCCATTGTTCATGCCCTCCTTATATACCAGCGGTGGCTTTGAGAATATGCTCGTTTACAAGCACCTCAACCACTGCGTTTGTGCCGAAAGCATTATCTGGTGAATCATACAATGCGATGATTTTGGCACTTGCTGTGCCAGTACCCATTGTTGAGTTCAACTCAAACGCTGACCTTCCAGTTATTGTGGAACCTGTTCCAGCAACAACATCGGCGCAGTTGCCGATATTTGTCTGTGCAGGCGCTCCATCAGACTGGACTTTATACACGATATATGGATCGTCATAAACATATGCACATATATCTGTAGCTGTTGTTCCTGACGGCCAATACTCACTGTATACATATGAACCATCAGAGGCAGTGTACGACACACCGTCAAATACACCGATATTGTTGGTTTCTGTCGCAGTGTGAGGTGTGATAACCCCATCTGCTGTCAGAATGCAGAGATCACCCGAAAAGATGTTCTCAGCCAAACCAGACGTAATGGTATATTTATTGGTGCGAGGTGCATTACCGCTCATGTGACGGACGGGTACAAACCCGAATGCGGCGTCTACATTTGCCATTTTTCGCTCCTATAGCGTTAAGGTTAATCGCTCATGGCAGAAAGTGTTCTGCCGCGACTTACTTCGGACTTACGTTCTTGATAGAACGTCTGCCCACTACGCCGTCCAAACGCATCAAGCTCTCCTGAGACTGCTTCATTTTGCTCTTCGTTTTTGCCTTCGTAATACCGTTTTTGCGCGGCATGACGTTCCTTTGGCATTTCGCAAAGCAACATTCCTTCAATCCCAATTGATCCTGTCCACTGCCCATGATTGATAGTCGGAAACAACTTTTCTTTCACAGTGTCAGCAGAGCGTGGCTCCCAACCTTCGCGCATTCTTTTATACACGTTGTCGGGGGTGTCTTTCCCTTGAATCGAGGTTGCGACCCAGCGTTGGACATAGCCGGGACGGGCTTCTGGTGCGTCCAACAGTGCTGGTGGTTTCCACGCCGCTTCTGTGCGAGATTGCTCGTCGCGGGTGGAAGATCGTGATTGTTCTGCACGAACATTTCTTTTCTCAGGCATGACTATTGTTCCCTCTGTTGACGGCGAATTTCGGCTTCATACTTCTTGAGACCACGTTCATCGTTTATACCAAGTTCCCTAGCCATTCTAAGCTGCTCTTGCGTCATACGCACACGATTGCCCTTGTAAGCTGAAGACCCGCCCGTAGTGGGGGCGACTGGAGACCTACCTTTTGGTCTTTGCTTCGGACTTGGCCCTGACTTTAACTCAGGAAATACTTTTTGTAAACGTCCGTTAAGTTGCGCGTAATATTCGTCGCTATTCTTGTCGAACCCTTCCAAATCTAATTGCACATCTATGGCCCGTGCAGCGGCTGTTTCTCGTTCAAAACCTGTGGCATTAAACCAGTTATTTTGCTGCCACCAACCCATAGCCTTCTCAGGTGGCTGATTGCCTTGCGCCTGTTGCTGACGCTGTGGCTGCTGTTGTTGGCGTTGCTGCTGACGCTGCATATCCTGCCGCCGATACTGATCGGTGGCCTGTGCCACGCGCATGGCCGCTCTCATGTCTGCCATTTGCTCTTGGAAATTGACTTGGGCCTCTGTGTCGCCCTCTTCAACCGCCTTGTGCAGCGCCTGCTTTGTTTGCTGGTATCGGGAATTAAATTCCTGTTCAGCGTTTTGCTGCGATCCCTGCTCCAGACGCTCTAGCCGCTTTTGCAGTTGCGCGTTCTGCTCTTGTATTTGCCGCGCTTGTATTTCAGCCTCTCTGCGCTGCGCTACGAGCTTGCTGATGCGCTTCTGCACCTTTGGCCCATAGTCTGGCTCCTGATCATCAGCGGCCTCCACAGGGTCTTCCTGTGGCTTCTCAGGCTTTGGCTTCGGCTCGTCGGTGATTTCTATTTCAAAATCATCTTCCTTGCCTTCCTTGGCCGCTTGGATTTCGGCCTCGATTTCTTCAAGAATTTTCTCTTGTTCCGACATGGCTCTACCCCAAATATGCGGCGACTTCGACGCCGTCTGGTAAAATGGACGTTAGCTCATCGTCATTAAGCAATAAAAACTTTACGCCCTTCACAACGATTTTCTGACCAGCGTATTTACCGTAGGTCACGCGATCACCGATTTGCGGCAATACGCCAGATTTCCAGCGTTCTCCTGTGTCGCGGTCACGATACGCTAAGTCACCCATTGCACAGACGGTGCCGTGGGCGGTCAGGTATTCCTCGTTGTCCTTTGAGGTGTCTGGCAGCAGAATGCCGCCTGCGGTCTTCATTTTTACCTGATTTGGCTGAACCAAGACCTTCCAATTCATGGGAATTGGGATTTGATGGGAACCAATGGTCGCACTGGTTTCTTCATCTGTGTATATACGGTCATGTTGATGAGACATGGTTATTCATCCTCTTTGTTTATGCTTTTGATCGTGTCATGTATTACGTCAGATGCTTGTTCTAGCCCCTCTGCAATACCCACGTTTTTGTGATATGCTTCAAAGTCAGACATTCGACCCCGAAGCATACTGTCAGCTATTTCAAGCCGTCTCTTTTCCAGATTGTTTCTGATCTGCTGGAGCAGATCGCTTATTGTCATTCTTAACGCCTCCCGACATGGAGACGCCTGTGACGTGTACCGTTACATCTTTATTGTCTGTCATCAGTATCCCCTTTTCATTGATTTCTTTTTATTCTTTTTTTTCTTTTTTACAACCTTTGCAGTTTTCTTTTTACCATATTTCATTTTATTTCCTTTCATCAGGGAGGGAAAGCTGGCTCTATTCATCGTAATTGCCAACGGGGTTTTGCATTTCCATCAGCCTTGCGCGTTCTGCGGCTGTCATGGGTGGGTCAAACTCGCCATAAACTAATTCTTCTATTCGGCGTTTTTCTGGAGTGAGCGTTTCTGTTGATGTTTTGCCATCAAACTGTCCCAACGCACCGACAGGATCGCCCTGATCGCCTGTGGGCCGTCTTGCCATCAAGCTGTCTCTTGCCGCATCCATTTGCAAATCCATGCTGGACGGCTCCATTACATTGTCCAGCTTGTTAAATTGTTTTTTTAAAAACTTCATTGCTGCCCCACCTAGCCCCACTATAATAGGGCCAGCCGCCGCCATTCCAGTCAGATAGGTCATTGGCTCTGCTTTGTTGTCGTAATAATCACCGACAATAGGACGAACTGCATCTGTATCTTTTGTTAGCATAAGCGCCAATTGAGAGGCGAAGGGTAAGCGACCAATCATAGCGTCATCACGCGCCGTGTAATTGTCGGTCTTATATGCATCCACTAATCTGGCACCAGCATCGTAAACGTCCATAGCGTCACCAATAACGGGAATATCAATGTAACCCATATCCATAAAGCCACGGCCCTCACCGCCAACAATGTTGCCAGCTTGATTTGGAAGGTATTCTTCCAAATATGAAAAAAGTTTGTCGCGGGTCGGGTCTAAATTTGGCACTGCCTCAAATGCAGCGTTTTCTCCACCATACATTTCGGTGGGCTTTTCAAAGCCAAATTTCTTATAAAACTCGTCAGCCATCAGACCTGTCCTCCAGACAATTCTCTTGCCAATATTTTTAGGGTATCAGCGAAGCCCTTGTCTAGTTCTTTTGCCGCCATTGCAAACTTGCGTGGCGATACATCGTCGGATTTTAAACCACGCCGCTCCAGAAACTTCTTGGCGGCTCTGATCTCTGCCTGCGCCACTCTTTTTACTGCCGCCTTAGCCATTACAAGCCACCTCCTGTTGTCATTTCTTCATCTTCGGTAACTGCCCCCAATGTACCAAGGCCAACGCCCCCAAACGGCACCACATACTTTGGCATACCCATTTTGCGAAGGCCAAGCATTAAATCTTTTGTCAGTGGCAGGCCCAGCACATCTTCTGGCTGCTTACCTGTTACCATTCTCAAGGGAACGAAATCTGCCGTTGGGTCAGCAGGCTTTACAATATTCATTAAGTTTTTCGGCGCGATATTTCCATAAAACTGCCTGTGTCCCTCAAAGTCTCCACCCGTGTAGTCTTTAACCATTTGTGGGTTTGGCAGCGTTAGATAATCTGCACCACTTGCGATAGCGTCATTTAGCTGCCTGCGAAGAACCATGTCGAGCCACGCATCTGTGCTTTCAAGCATTGGTGCGCCCACAGTTGTGTTTTCCACATTTATGCCAGACGCCTCAAGTTTTCCCAATTCATCAGATTGTTTTTGTATCATGGGAGATAGTCCTCTATGAACATCAGCCCACGCAGTATATGGCTCTGGCAGTTTGTCTTTATTTTCTTGAATATATTTAGCAAATTCATTTAATCGATAATTAAGAGTGGACATATTCCCTGCTTCATAATCAAAAAATGAAAAATCATCTTTTATGTTTTGTAGTTTTTCACCAGTAAAATCAGCAACAATTGTTTTAAATTCCAAAAGGGCTTCTGGATTGTCACGAAATCTCGTACTAGATCGCCCTATTCCATACCCAAAAACTTTATGACTTAAATCATTTTCAGACCCGACCACAGTTTGTCTAAAAAGGTCTTTTTGTTGGTCATAATTTTCTTTAAAAAGCTCTTGCTCGCGGGTTCTTGTTGGCCCCGCAGTGCCTTTAGATTTTGCCTTTCTTGCCGCCTGCTGAACATCCGACTGAGCCTCACCCAAGTGATATGCCGTGCCGCCAGTTGCTATTGGAAACTGCCCCGTTCGTGCGTGTGCAACAACATTTTCGTCATCATCAAAATGACCCGATCTAAAATATCCTTCTGAAAAATCGCCCGTGGGATCATCAAAGACATATCTGGTTTCAGTCATGTCTGTGCCGCCACTGGGGAAATAATT